CAGGCACGATGTAAATCGCCCAAACGCATTTCCAGTTCCATAATGCGTTCACGTGCGGTATCTAAATCTTCGGGCGCATTATGGTAGATAACTTCCTGTTCTTTCTTGACCCCGGTTACATCTTCTAACACATCCCGTAAGTCTGCGTCTACGGAATTGATTTCGGGCGTGTCTTTATTGAGCTTTTTGGCCATTTGCGTCTCTTTCAGTAAAGTAAAAAACAGATACAATAACAACACCAAGTGCAGTATTAAACCAGTCACCTCGACCAAAATAGTCGATAGTGATCATGGTCATTGCACCTATCATAAAATATGCGACTTTGGTGTTGCCGTACATAATGACCGTTTTAAGTTTATTCATAAACTTGTCAGTTTTTTCCATAAATGTAGTAAATTTCATTTAAGTTCCTTTGCTATATAGCGTGAATGTGGATAAGTTTGTTGGAGCCATACCAGCAACTCTGCGTCGTATGGCAACTGGATTTCTCCAGTGTAGTTAGTTATATACATTACTTTTTCGCCTCTTCGTAATGTGCCCAAATCCCAAATTCTGGTTCGGCGCTGGGATTGCCTTTAATGATCCAAACTGTGTCCGCATAGTTTTCAACTTCGGCTGGGTTCCATCCAAAGAAGCAATAGTCTGTGAACATAATAAGTTTCTTAGGCTCCATTCCATTCTCAATCAAGTAGTTCCAAACGCAATGTGGATCAGTACCACCACCACCTTGTGGGTCGAAGCTGGTAATGTCTTCCATGTTTTCGCTTGTGAACAATTTGGTACCACCAACCGCAGTATCCCAACCCATGACAAAGATATTGTACTCGGTGTATGAGTCCATGATACCTTTGATTTCGGAGAAGAAGATTTTTAAGTCTTCGGGACCAATTGAGCCAGATGTGTCAATACCGATAACCACGTCAATTGTTTCACCGGGCTTTGCACTGGGCAGGATAGCATCCATGTGCCAGCTTTTACGTCCGGGACGTGCAAAGGTGTAGTCACTCTTGATAGTGGATTGGATCTGTTGCTCTAGCAATTCTTTCCATGAAATTTGTGGCTCGGTCAAGTCTTTGATAAGACGTTTAACACCACCGGGCAAGTTGCCTGCACCTGCTGCCTGAGCAGCTTGCAGTACTGCATCTTTGATTTCGTCACGTATTTGTTTACGTTCTTCTTCAGTGAGTTTGGGACGGCCTTTGCCATCTTTGCCCTCGCCTTCACCGTTGCCCTCGCCTTCACCGTTGCCCTCGCCTTCACCTTCGCCGTCACCATCCAAGTGCTCGTCTAATAACTTGTCAATGTACTGCTCAATTTCCATCTTGTCAGCATTTTTCATCAAATCGTCATAGACTTCTTCCATGCTCCAACCGGCATACTTTTGGTCATATAAGCCCACAGGAATCTTTTCACCAACACGTTGTTCTAACAAATCTGCATTAACGCAGAAGTCAGCAGCAATGTTGGCAATTTTTCTATCACGTTCACCATTGCGACCCATGTGATCATACACCACGTGCAACACTTCGTGACCAAACAAGAACTCCACTTGTTTTAACGGCATCTTGTTAATGAACTCGCTATTGTAGTAGAAACGTCTGCCGTCGGTGGCAGCAGTACCGCACCATTCATCGGCATTGGTCAATGTCAAACGAGTAGCAAGGTTACCAAAGAACGGAGCCTTGAGTAGTAGACCGATACGTGCAGTGACCAATTTATCTCGTGCACTGGCATCTACTTTGGGATCGGTAACTGTTTTAACTTTGGCTTTTTCTGCTAATGTTGTTTCTGACATTTGTATTCCTTATTTCTTACTATGTTTATATTATATAGCATTTGTCATTAAAGGTCAATTTGACTGTTGTCTTTTTGCAAAGGCACGTTCCATTGCATTTATACCAGTATTGTCCTGTGGAATATCTCGACATACCGACTCACCTTTTAGAAATCGTATGGTTTGACAATCTTGGTCACGAGCACGACTCAATGCAATGTCTGTGGGACTGCTTCCTGTTGTGGCCACAGTAGCGGTACTGGCCATGCCAGCACCCAACATCAAGGGCGCCGAGCAACCAGTTAGCAATGACAATAAAATTAAATATCGCATATTAAAAAAAGGGCCGAAGCCCCTTTGTTTACTTACCGCTAGCAGCAATAATGTACTTGCCAAAACGCTTGTGAAACTCATCAAAGTTCTTCATCTTGCCTGGTACCATGGGCAAGTTGTAAGTTGTCAACGCAACTCGTGCACCCATAACCACCAACTCTGTTGAGAAGTTTGCCATCATAAAGCCCAGGAAGTTGTCGGCCTGTGCATGCCAGTCGGCAAGTTTTTCTTTGCCCAACTTCTTGTACTGATCTTGCAATTCATAGCACATGGAGATTGTCAAACTGTACATGGCACTGACTTCTTTTACTTTAAGCTCTTTGACCTTACCGCTCAACACATCTTCGGGCTTGGGCATTTGACCTGCCACCTTACGATGTGCCATAAAACTAATAGCAGTACCTTCACCAACAGTGCCTGCAATCAAGTCTGTAAGTTCGGCATCACTAGCATCGTCGTCTTGCAAGAAGTCGCTCACGAAACTCCAGCTACGTGGAGTAGCGAATGCACGACTAGCACTCTTTGGATCAAAGTCCATAAGAGCCTGTTTAGCAAAGCCAATATAACCTACAACATCTTGATGTACATTGTGATTAACTGCCCATTGGAACCAGCTATCAAAGTCACACTTGACTTCCATGTGTACAAAACGATTTGCCAACGGGCTAGGCATTCTGTAACTGACACCTTTGTCAGATTCTCTGTTACCAGCCGCAACAATCACAACATTGTCTGGAAGCACATACTTACCAATGCGTCGGTTAAGAATAAGTTGATAACCAGCTGCCTGTACGCTAGGTGCTGCACTATTCATCTCGTCCAAGAACAATACTACAATGGGATACTGATCGGCAAGTTCAGCGTCGGGCAAATCAATTGGAGGAGCCCAATCCATCTTTTCGTTTGTCTTGTTAAAGAATGGAATACCACGAATGTCTGTAGGCTCCATTTGTCCAAGACGCAAGTCGATCATGTGTCCGCCAAGTTCCTCGGTCAAGTCTGCTACCAGTTCACTTTTACCGATGCCGGGAGGGCCCCATAAAAATACTGGACGTTTATTCTTAAAACAACGTAAAACGCGACTACGTGCTTCGCTCGGGGATACGGTGCGGTGTTCTGATACTGCCATTGCTTTCTCCTAGTTAAAAATGTATTATATTGCGATTGTCATTTCGTGTCAATTTAGACATAAAAATCTGTTGTGAATCGGCAGGCGTCGTAAACTATCTCACGAACCATAGTGTCCATGGCTTCTTCAAAGCCAGGTTCTTGAGCAAGGTTTACTAGGGCTTGCCAAGTGCAGAGCCAACTCTCTTCGTGTACACGACTTAATAAAACAATACCGTGAACCGCAGCATTGCCTTCCGGGGTATACATTCCGTAATCTCGAATCATTGCCAACTCCTTGTTTTTCACTATATCTTATTATAACTTAAACGTCTTTTCTGAGCAAACGTGGTGTTGCGATTACGCAACAAAATCGTATGCGTATTCGTTGCCGATGGGGCCGGCCATTTGAACTTGGTAATTAAGGCACTTGAGCTCGTCAAGCACCTGACGTGCTTTTGATTCTACAGTGAAATCAGCATCGGCAACAAACTCTACAAAAAGAGTACCGTTAACGAAGCTGGGTTTTGCATCTGTGTCGTATGCTAGAACTTGATTTTTTACAGTGTTTTCAAAAAGTGCCTGCGTCATTGTCTAACTCCTTATTACTTACTATATCTCTATTATAGCGGAATCGCCATTTCTGGACAAATTGACTGTTGCGGGAAAACAACATAAATATAAGATGCGTATACAAGAAATCATTACAGAAGGCCGAGCACATCCAGTTATAGTGGTGGATGTTCAACCTGAATATTCAGGCATGAATGACGGTGATGAAAACTCCGTATTCACAGAAATTATCAATTTTGTAAATCAGCAAACCGGTCCGGTGTTGATGTTTGTCAACGCAGAAGATCAAGGACTCAGTGGAGATACTGTACAAAGTATTAAAGAATATTGGGACGATTCGGGATTTGCTCCGGAGAATTGGCGCAGAGTTCAAATAGCGGACAAAGGTTATGGCTACTTGCGTAGTTGGATGGATCACGGGATAGAACCTGCAACGATTATTGCCACTATACGTGAACTATATCAACAAAAGAAAAGTGACAGTAGAGAATTACAATTTCCTGCATCTAACAGACGCACTCCACAACAGAGTTTGATCATGGGTGCTATGCAGGAAATGGAAGATGATCCTATTAGTGTTAATTGGACCAGTATTGCACAATTAAAACGTTTTAGTGGTGCTTATATAGTTGGCGGGGCACGAGATCAATGTTTGCGCGAAGTAGAATTACTAATGAACGCATTTAACATTCGCTACAAAAGAATAGACAGTTTGGTGTACACATAATGCGAATAACAGAAATCCTTACAGAATCATCGGGACTACAATTCGCAGTACATACACCTGACAATTTCGCAAGTAGTTTTCAAATCACCTTATCGGCTCAGGGCAAACGCATAGGTCATTTTAATTTTGTTCGAGATTCTGATACCGATGATGTCAATAATGAAGCAGAAGTCGACGGCCGCTTTCTAGGACAAGGATATGGCAAACTATTGTTGTTGAAAGCAATTGATGTTGCTAATAGTCATAAACTAGACTTCCAACAAGACATACGTGGCGTTACAGATAGTCAACAACGTGTTTATGACAGTTTGGAAAGTGCGGGATTGATTGTAACTCCTGGCGATGGATTTTGGTTTTTGACCCCGCAAGGTGAACAAGAACTTGCTAGTGCCTAACTTTTTCCAATGTATTTGTGTGAATAGCACACACGAGCCGCATCACGTTCCACAGTAGTTCCACCATAGCCAGGCATGGCCCGTTTGGATCCGTCTTTGTTTAAATAACTGCCAGCACGACTCTTGCCATTGGTGCTTGTGGCTTGCCATAATGGGCTACGATTCCTATGCTCACCAAATGCCGGATGAGCAGTCTTGCTGTAATACAACAATCCCCTACTGTGGTATATTTCGGCCACTGCATCCGAGAACGCTGACCCAATGCCCAGGCCTTGAAACTCGGGTAGCACTACAGTTCTATGACCACGCCAATAACTGTGTAGTGTTCCGCTGGTGCTATGTATCACTGCACCAAACACCACAGGCTTGTTGTCTATTAGGCCTACATAACAATGTGCACCTTTGGCCAAGGCAGTGTCTAAATAGTGATACTTACCGAAATGCCGCCAATACGTGTTACTTGCGCTGCGGATGGTGAGAGTAATTGGTGGTCGTCCCCCCAGTCGATGAAGTGACCTCCGGTTTTCTAAGACACAGATATCTGTGTCATATACGTAGTCGGGGTCTAGCCATTCTACAATGTCTCTGTGGCAACTGGCAATGTATAACGGCTTACCGTCATTTTGTTTGTCGTAATACTTGCGAACACTATACGCTAAACTCTTTGCAGTGTCCCGATCTACCACACTGGTAAATTCATCAATGGTATTGATACCTTGATCTAAACTCACTGCCATTTCAAACCTATGCCGTTCACCATTGCTGAGTGTAACGGGCGGGCGAAACCAAGCAGGTATGGTTCTTAATCCACAACTTAGCAACAGTTCTTCACCACGTTCGGGTGTGCTAAAGTTATCGATCACATAGGCTTCGTCATCCATGTAGGGTTGTTTTAACTCGCCTAAACTTCGTAGTATTGTGCTCTTGCCACTGCCACTAGTGCCCACAATTAACACAATGCCTTCGGTGGGTAGCTTGGGTATAGTGACCTTTGACTCTTTGTAGTCTTTGATGTCGTATTTGGTTTTGATTACATCTAAATAGCTCATTTGTAACTCTTTTCCTCTATAATAGCACTACCGCATACTGTATTAATTTCACGTTTAATTCGAGCACGTAAATCATTTTTAAGATAAACTTGCCGTGCAGCATTGACAAATCCATCACCAAAACTTTGATCTTGCTCACAGGCACGTTTATAGTTTTCTATGTCCCATAGTTCTTCGTTTACTGTTTTAAGTTGTTCGGTTAACACAACAACATCAGGAATACCTAGTTTTACAAATATTGTTGATAACTCGTTTAATTCAGTTTCAATATTTTGTTGTTTTGTCTCGTCCTGAATACGTGCCTGTTTGATTTGTAAGATTGTGATTTTGTCAATCAATTCTCCTACGCTTATCGGTGCCATTACTATCATTGCGTGTCCTCTAGGTTTTGTAGATACGTGTTTAAATCGCCTGCATGTAATTGTAGCATGACTGCGGTGGTTTCGTCAAGTAGTTCGATTCTATCGTAACGCAATAGCATGTAAGGAGAGGCGAGCAATCGCTCCAACTGTAATAATTGTTTGGGCAATATACGATCTTGTATGTCCACTCGATATGTGGGAATGGTTGTATATTTTTTAATCCAATTATAGCCATTTCTAGTCAATCTTAGACTAGCGGGATTGATGGGGTTATACCACCATATGTGAGGAGTTGTGTTGGGGCTATGAAAATCAACCAGTAATTTTCTTAACCATTGTTCTCGATTATTGTTTGTAGATTGTGTCACCTTGCTTTAACAAGACTACAGTAAATTTATCTGTCTTGAATAAAGTATTTAACTTCTTGCACAAGTTAATTGCATGGCCACTGTTAGAGAAAGATACCTTTTTGTACTTGGGTCCGGGGTAGTGTACAAGGGTATTAAAAGTTTTTAGATTGATAGGTTGGTCGTCATAGAACACAGCCCAGATACCTTCGCTGGCCAACACTTGGTCGCTTTTATAAGTTGTCTTGTTAACATAATCTAACAATACGGATGGTTTGGGTCTTGACATCGTTTTTCCTTGAACTACAGTTTATTTATCACCGTAATATGCGTAGTTTTACTTGAATCCACCGCCATCCATACTGATTTGTCCACTAAGTGGTTCAGCGTTGTTGTTTTTTGATAATTCTGCAATCAATGTCAGCAACGAATAAATTTCAGTGTGCAAACTGTGTGCTTCGTTGGCATTCAAGGTAAGAATCTTGGCATTGCTCTGAGTCATGACTCGCACTCGATCGTTAAACATTCGTAACGATAATGGTAAATTGTCGCTCATTTTAGTTCTCGTTTGGTATCGGCAGCGGCCTCTCGAGTCTTGAACGGACCAAAGTATTCGTATCTATTTAGAGTAATCAACTTGGGACACAGACTTTGATGCCAGTTGTTGCCCAACTTGATCAAATAGTATCCGGCACAATAAAAACTCTTGCTTTTGTTTTGCTTGGTATAGAGCGGAAGATACCGTTGCACATCTAGCACTTGATTGTAGGCATTGGAATTTACCGGGAAACCATACACATCATTTTCCACTACACGTTTGGGTTTATCGGCCTTGACAAACTCGATATTGTATTTTTTGCTGATCATTTTGATACTGGCAAAGTGTTCACGTTGGTCATCGTGTACATATACAAATCCTCCATCCTCGTCTACGGCTTGGATAGTGGCAATTTTGTGTCCGGCGTGTTCTACGATCCAGAACTTGTTTTTGACTACTGGTTTGGCTATTGCTTCCATATTATTTTTGTTTCATCCTATACATAGTAATTATCTTTCCTAGTTCTCGGTCAAAATCTTCTACACCGTCGGGTATGATGTACAGTTCTTCCGAACTGCCGTTGGCCGTAATAGTATATGATGACGCACTTTCGTTTACACTTATAATCGTACCGCCATTAGCACTGGTTATTTTAAAAGTAATACCTGGTAAGTTCATGTTACTACTGGGATTGCCTAAGGTTACGGTTTGCAATTGCCCGTATACTGATTGATATGCGTTTGTTGCCACTTTGTTTTCTTCCTCTAATATTATTCTACCCTGTGTGAGCCAGTTAAAAAATCGCAATCTCCAACTACGAGGTTTTGTTTCCAGCATCGATTGTGCTCGTGCGTATTGTTCTAATTCTCGTTTAAGATTACCACCGTTTATCTTTTGATTAATCATGACTTGATCATTTCCATTGCTACAATTTGGCCAACCTGAGCAGCAATGTCTTGGTCATCATGTATGACATTTAGTATCTCGATAGTCTCGTCCTTTTTGGCGTCATAGCGTCTTGTAATTAGCACAACACCACCACGGCCCACACTGACATCAAATCTAAATGTTCTTGGAATGTCGGTGACCTCACCGCCTATAGCTGTGCCTGCACGATGGCCTTTGCGTCTAGTGGGTGTACCGGAGGTAACGGCATATACTTCTTCATCACATCTGCCGTACTCTGAACCCCATCGTACTATTTTGTTACATAACCATTTAATCATTTTGTTTCCTTGTTTGCTAGTGCTACAACAACTTGCAATCGTTCTAGGCTTTCAGCGACAGTGGCCACGGCGTCGGCAACGGTCGGGCTTTCTTTGACTAGTTGTTCTATTTTCTTTTCCATTTCAATCTTTGCACGTACCCAATTAATTGCTTCAACTGCGTCGGGAGTTAAACTTACTGATCCATATTCTCCATGCATTTGGGCCCAATAGTTTCCGTCCCATACTTCAATGCGAGCGTTATTAAATCTCATTGCACCTTTAGCTGGGGCAGGCACTGGAGTATCGGCGTTGAAGTATGGACCACCTCCACTTGCACCTCCCGAGGTATTAATGTATTGATTTCCTGTTAGTCCATTAAGCATCCACTGTCTCCAATAATGTAGGTGTCTTGGACTTGATCAATTCCACTAGTGCCATTTGTATGTAATCGTTCACAGTCATATCTAGTTGATGTGCACGACGATAAATCGCCATTTCTAATTCACTGTCGAGATCTAGTTGTATCATGACTCGTGTGTCGTAATCTTGACCATTAACAATGGCAGTGGCTTTTTCTGTAAAGTCTTCTTCAACGTCTAGGTCTGTGTAGTCAACTCCGTCCCATGCTGTGTTCATGTCGACACTGCGTGTAGCAGCTTCTTGGGCGTGTGCATCCGCATACCGGGGATTGATTATTCGATAAGCACGATCGTTGGTAAAGTCATGCGCCGCAACTTCATATACTGTTTGTGTTTTTGTATCAAATACAATCTCGGTGCTGTATCCACCTCGTCCATGTATGCCATTCCAGCTGGATAACATACATGTATCTGGGCCGTAGCAGTCCCACAAATAACGTTCACCTTCTGTGATTCGATAATTGGCTAGCTCTAGCCATTGTTTTAATGTAATCATGTCTTCTCCGGATAAGGGGCCGATAAAAAGTCCACATAGCCTTGTATGTTGTCGCTGATGCGTTTCAAATCATACTTGCCACAAAACTTTAAGAACTTGGTACCAATTTGCGGAATCGCCTTGGGCACACTATTTGCGGCAATAGTTTCGGCAATCTTTATTTTAACATCATCGGGTTGTGCACTCAAGTCCACAATAGTAACATTGCGATGATAGTCATCCAATACCTTGTGTTCGACCCCGTTATGGTCGGTCCAACGTTGGAGCATGAGATTGTTCCACGCAAATCCTCGGCTGTTTCTATCTTCAAACGCTTCTTGTAGGCCCACTCGGTTCTTAGTGCCTTTGGTACGCACACCTGGATAAGCCGAAAACACATTGTCTGTGGCATCACCACGCATACACTTCTCAAACAAGATCCATTTGGGGTCGGGAATCCGTTTGGGCTCTTTGGTTTTCTTGTCAATGACCAACTTGCCCTTCTTGTCTAAAATACCTTGTAGTGTATGTAACTCGTCACTGATACCATTGTACTGCACAACATTGGGTGCCAGTAACTGATAAAAGTCTGTGTCGCTTGAAACAATCA